TTAATGGCGGTGATGGCGGCGGGGATGATGGCGGAGATGATGCCGACGAGCCGGAGCGGATTGGAGCGTGACGGATGTGGCAAAAGGGAACTATCACCCAAAGAGAAACTGCAACATCTACGCTGCCTATCGCGGGGATGATTACATCGGCGAGGGAACACTGGATGATATCGCTGTGATTGCGGGCGTGAGCAGGAAAACCGCGCAATGGTGCGCCCGCCCCACCGCGATTCGCAGAGTTGAGGAGCGGAATAAAGCATGGAGTGAGGGACGGAGGCAGCTGAAAACGCGCGGATCGCTCGTGCTCGTATTGGTGGAGGAAAAGGAGAAAGAACATGGATAAATACGAGGAGTTTCTGCGCCGGAAAGAAATCACCGTGCCGAGCGCGGGCATCGACGTTGAAGATATCACGATCAGCGATGAACTGTTTGACTTTCAGCGCGACATCGTGCTCTGGGCACTGAAAAAGGGGAAAGCAGCGATATTTGCAGGAACGGGACTCGGGAAAACACTCATGCAGCTTGAATGGGCTCGTCACATCGGCGGCACAGTTCTCATCCTTGCGCCGCTCGCCGTGAGCAAGCAGACCATATCCGAGGGGGGGAAGTTCGGGATCACCGTCCATCATTGCCGCTCTCAGGAAGATGTCATAGATGGCGGGATCAATATCACGAACTATGAGCGCATGGATCGCTTCGACTTCTCAAAATTTCGGGGAGTTGTACTGGATGAATCATCTATCCTTAAGGCGCAGACGGGAAAAATCCGCGCACAGCTCATCGAGCGTTGTCAGCAGACTCCATATCGCCTCGCGTGCACGGCAACGCCCGCGCCAAACGACCTCATGGAATTGTGCAATCACAGCGAGTTCTTGGGCGTTATGTCCTCGAACGAGATGCTCGCGACGTTCTTCGTCCATGATGGCGGAGATACAAGTAAATGGCGACTGAAACGCCATGCAGTACAAGGCTTTTGGAAGTGGGTGGCAAGCTGGAGTGTTATGCTCACGAATCCCGCCGACCTCGGATATAATGGAGAACGATATAACCTCCCACCGCTGCGCATATCACAGCATACCGTTCACACGGAGAGACAGCCCGAAGCCCTTTTTGCGATTGAGGCACTGACCTTGCAAGAACGCCAACAAGCGCGGCGGGACAGCGTGCAGGATCGGGCGCGGGAATGTGCCGCGCTTGTGAATGCCGACAAAGATCAATGGCTTGTATGGTGTAATCTCAACAGTGAAGCCGATGCACTGAAAGCACTCATCACTGATGCCGTCGAGATCAGCGGGAGCGATCAGCCGGATGTAAAAGAGCGGGCGGCAGTCGATTTTGCCGCCGGAAGGATTCGCGTCCTCATCAGCAAGCCGCTTATTTTCGGTATGGGACTCAATTTTCAGCGTTGCCATAAAATGGCATTTGTTGGGCTATCAGACAGCTTCGAGCAGTATTATCAGTCCGTGCGCCGTTGTTGGAGATTCGGGCAAGAGCATCCAGTCGATGTGCGGATCATCACAGCGGACACAGAGGGCGCGGTCGCCCAGAACATCCAGCGAAAGGAAAAACAGTTTGAGGAGATGCTGCACGGAATGATCGCCGTGACACAGAACATCACGAAGGACAATATCCGATCGACCGCACGGCAGACCATAAAATACAACCCACGGGAGATCATGATACTACCGACATGGCTGATTTCATCAGCGGCATAAGGAGGATAACGTGGAAAATGTAAAAGTACTAGGGCAAGATGCAGGGGAAATGTGGCACATCTATCACGGGGATTGTGTGGAGGTGGCACGAGGATTGCCGGAAAACAGCGTGGACTTCATCGTTTTCTCGCCACCGTTTGAAAGCCTGTATACATACAGCAACAGCGACAGAGATATGGGAAACTGTCGCAGCAGCTTGGAGTTTGCACGCCATTTCCGTTTTTTAGCAAAGGAACTCTATCGCATCCTCACGCCGGGGCGATGCATGAGCGTTCACTGTATGGACTTGCCACTCAGCAAGCAACGGGACGGTGTGATTGGACTCCGTGACTTTTCGGGGGCGCTCGTACGCATCTTCGAGCGAGCGGGATTTGTCATGCACACGCCGCGCGTCACGATCCGCAAAGACCCTGTGACCGCCATGCAGCGGACAAAGGCGATCGGACTTTTGTGGAAGCAAGTCAAGAAGGATTCCTGCCTTTCACGCATGGGGATTCCTGACTATCTATTGACATTCAGAAAGCCAGGCAACAATCCGAAGCCAGTGCATCACACCGACGAAGAGTTCCCAGTGAAACAGTGGCAGCAGTGGGCGGAGTGCGTATGGCACGATATCAACCCGTCAAATACACTCCAAAAAAGCAGCGCAAGAGACGAAGCAGACGAGCGCCACATTGCGCCGCTTCAGCTGCAAGTCATTGAGCGCGCCGTCACGATGTGGACCAATCCAGGGGATGTTGTATTCACCCCGTTCATGGGCATCGGATCGGAGGCGTATCAGGCGGTCAAGATGGGGCGGCGCGCCATCGGGATTGAGCTGAAGGACTCCTACTACACGCAGAGCGTGAAGAACCTAAAGCGAGCGGAAGCGCAGCAGGTTTCAGAGCAGGCATTATTTGCATAAGGAGGGCATCATGAAGCGTTACTATATATCTCACCCGTTCACGGGAAACGAGGAAGCGAACCTCGCGGACGCAGAGCGCATCCGCGCTGAACTGAAAGCCCGCCATCCGAATATCTGCTTTATGAATCCGCTCGGAATGTTCGGCGATGGCGACACCACGGACTATTGTGCGGCACTCGCTGACGCCATGGAACTCCTATCATGCTGTGAGGCAATCATTCTTTGCCCGGGATGGGAGCGATCCATAGGATGCAGGGCAGAAAAGGCATATGCCATCCACAAGGGCATCAAGATCACATACCTCAATGACTTCAATGCAGAAACAGCAAAGGAGAAGAACGATGAATGCGGGGCTGACAAACGATGAATTTCGCCGATTAGTCAAAAGCGGAGACAAAAGCCGCATGGCGAGTGTAATTGTGACAGTGTACGACCATCCTCAGGATTTTCCGCATGGATACGTTGCTCGAGCGCACATCATCGCACATGGTGGAAAAGCAGCATATGCATCACAGATGATCTACATTGGACGAGAAACGATTGAGGAAGTGCGTGCGGCAATCCCACCGGATATGGTAAAAATGGTCCGCCATCCGCAAGATGATCCCGCTATCCTTGAGACGTATATATAAATAGAAAACAAAGCGAGGGAACTTCTCGATATCACGATCAGATTCCTTCTATATAATAGATAAATTTCAATCAAGGGGGAGGCAGCCCCTTTTCCCCTTGATAAAGGAATTAAAACACCGACATATTTATTCATAAGAAGATGGCGGAGGCTCACATGGCATATCGGAGATCCAGATGGGAATCACAAGATAAGAGATTTAGGATTGAGAAGAAATACTATTCATTTCGAACGTTACCGATGAGACCTGAGATCAGAGAGAAAAGAGCAAAAAGACAGAACGTCACAAAAGAGACACAAGCAGCTGTGAATCGTCGACTACGTGCCGAAAAGTTATCTCGTCTCCTCATGGATAACTTTGCTGCCGGGGATTGGTATCTAACCTGCACATATGCGGAGCATCCGGATGCAGAGAAAGTTCCGCAGGAATTTGAGAAATACAAACGAAAGCTGCGCGCGATCTACAAGAAAGCGGGCGTGCCGATGAGATATATTTCTGTGATTGAGAACCTATCGGGGGCAGGGCGTCCACACGGGCACATAATTATCCCTGCACTCGGCGCGGCGGAACTTGAGAAAATCAAGAAAGCATGGAAGTACGGCAGCGTCTCAGTGAAACTCTATGGCGGGCACATCATGGACGCGGAACGTCTTGCGGATTACTACACGAAAGAACAAATAGCAGATCATGCGGGGCGCTTGCAGACGAGCCGCAATCTCATTCGAACAGAGCCAAAAACGGAGACGGTCACAAAGGCAGAAGCATTCAAGACAGAGATCCAGCCGCCGAAGGGGTACAGAACAATCAAAGAACTTTCATACAGCACATATACCGCTGAAGGATATCCACTCACTATCACTTATTTCGAAAAACTAGAGAATGAGCGACCGCCGGAGAGAAAAAGACGGCGACAGAAAGGAGGAGAATGTGAATGACGCCAAAAGAATACTTATGGCGAGTACGCGATGCGTTACGAGAACTAAAACAAATAGAGCAGGAATATGAGCAAGCAAAAGCGGATGTTTTACACCTCAAAGGTATCTCGTATGATGGAGATAGAGTCAGCGGAGGAAAGATTGGCGATCTCTCGGATGCGATTGCGGCACTGGAGGGATATGCAGAACGGATCAACGAAAAGTGGGATGAGCTGATAAAGCTACGTGAGGAAGCAAAGGGACTGATTGATGTGATGAAGGATGGGCGATATCGCGAAGTGTTGACGCTGCGGTATCTTAATGGGCAATCGTGGGAGCAGGTTGCGGTAAATATGGGGTACACGTATCGAGGAGTAACGGGGTTACACGGGAAAGCCCTGAAAGAGTTCAGCAAGAAAAAGTGTTCCTAGATTTTCCTATTTGGTCTGTGCTATAGTGTAAACTAAGAAAACAAGGGCACAGCATGAGCAGTGTCCTTTTTGTATTGCCCTGGGACAGCCACACCTACCCCCGGCGTTGTAGGTACTACCAAGGGACGCAAGCCCCGCGGGTCTGCGAGTCCCGGCTTTTGTGTGCGTGAAAACGAAAAAAAGGGGTTGACAATCTGACAAATTTGGAGGTGATGGAAGGATGGCGGAGAAAAAGGCTCCGCGCGCGCGCGTGACAGAAGAAATTAAATTTATTTTCTCAACTGCAGACACCTGCGAATTCTTCCAGATATCCAGAGAGACTTTGTCAACTTGGCAGAAAAAAGGAGCCCCGAAAGCAGGGCGTGGAAAATGGAATATCAAAGCGCTTATGGAATGGCGCTTTGATGGCAAGCATACAGATAGTCCGGAAGTTCGAAAACTTAAGGCAGAAGCGGACTTGAAGGAAGCAAAGGCAGCGCAGGAAAAAATAAAACTGAGCGTCAAAAAAGATGAATTTGTAAATGTTTTTGTTGTGCGCAGTGAGCTCACGCGACTACTTGCCAATCTTAAGAAGAATTTGCTTGCGATGGGGCATCAAGTCGCGTCGAATCTGGCTTCTCTGGATATGGAGGCGGCAGAACTTGCAAAATCAGAGGTTGACAAACGCGTAAACGAGACCTTGGCAGAGATGGCGGAAGGGAGGTTGTACCGTGGCGGCACGAAGAAAAAAGCGTAATGAACTAGGCTATCCATTGTGGATCATGGACGCACTCGCCGTATTGAGGCCGCCGGAAAAACTCACCGTATCCGCATGGGCGGACAAATACCGCATCTTGTCCGAATTGGACAGCGCGGCACCGGGGCGATGGCACACAGTAAAAACGCCATACTTGCGGGCGATCATGGATGCGTTCAATGATGACTTTATCCATGAGATTACATTTTGTGCAGGGACACAGCTGGGCAAGACCGCTGCCGAGCAGAACATGATCGGCTATGCCATCGCACAGGACCCTGCGCCGATGCTCGTTGTCTACCCATCGGAGAAACTGGCAAAATTCACGAGCGAAAAACGTCTGCAGCCGATGATAAAGCTGTCACCAGCACTTGCGGACAAGTTCGACGAGCGAGGAAGCAAAGACCTTGAGCTATCACTAGGCAGTATGTACATCGCCCTAGTTGGCGCAAACAGTCCATCCGAACTATCGAGCCGTCCCGTGCGCTATATCTTTTTCGATGAGATTGACAAGTTTCCGAAATGGACGGGTGCGGAGGCGGGACCGTTGGAACTCGCTGCCGAGCGTACAAAGACATTCTACAATCGGAAAATCGTCAAGGTCTCGACGCCGACGCTCAAAACGGGCAACATCTGGCAGGGATGGGAGACGGCGGACATACAGTACCGCTATTTCGTCCCATGCCCGCATTGCGGGGAGATGCAGACGCTTGAATTTAAGCAAATCAAGTGGGCGGAAGGCGCAGACGAGACTGAAGCGCGGATGGCGGCATTCTATGAGTGCATGTACTGTCATGAGACGATTGACGACCGACACAAGCCCGCGATGCTCCGCATGGGAGAGTGGCGGGGTGAGGTAAAAGCGAAGGGGCGCGCGCATAAAGTCGCCTATCATCTGAACTCCATATATTCGCCGTGGCTGACCTTCGGGGACGTCGCGGCGAAATTCATTTCAAGCAAGGATGAGCCCGCACTGCTCATGAATTTTATCAACTCATGGATCGCCGAGCCGTGGGAGGACAAGAGCAGCAAGATGAAATCCGATGTGGTCATGGAAAAGGCTCTGCCATACGAGCGCGGGCAAATGCCGGAGGAGGCGCAGCTGCTCACCTGCGGGATAGACGTGCAGCTCGATCATTTCTACTTTGCCGTGCGGGCATGGGGCGCGCATCTGACCTCGTGGCTTGTCGACTGGGGGCGCGTGGAGACGTGGGCAGACCTCGAGACGGTAATAAATCGGAACTATGCCGATGTGAACGGCGTAGTCCGCAATGTGAACCTTGCGTGTATCGACTCCGGGTATAACACGGACGATGTGTATAACTTCTGCGCACGCCACATGGACGTACTCGTTCCGACGAAAGGTGCAAGCCTGCCGCTGAAATCGCGGTATAACGTCACTATTCTCGATAAGCAGGCGGCGGGGTTCGGACTGCGCCTTTACACGATGGACACAAACCAGATGAAGAACTTCATCGCCTCGCGCATGAGCATTGACGCAGGCGCACATGGCAGTTGGAACGTCTATCGCGACATTGAGCGCGAATATGCGGATCAGATTTGCGCCGAGCAGAGAGTGGAGCAGCGCGACAAGAAGGGGCGCGTCTCTGTGGTCTGGGAAAAAATCAGCTCCCACGCAGCGAATCACTTGCTCGACTGCGAGACGAACAACGTACTCGCCGCTGAGATCATGGGGGTGCGTTATCTGATGGAGAAGGAACAGGAGGCACGCCCGCAAGAACCGGAGCAGGAGGAGAATGACTGGATTGGAGCGAGCAAGAATTGGTTTTGACATGAAAGGAGGTGAGACCATTTGGAGACACTAGAAACGCAGCTTGCACGCGTGCGGGAGGCGATTGCGGCGATTGAGGAAGGTGCGCAGGAGTACAGCATCGCGAATCGTCGCATTACAAAGGCGAATCTTGCGACGCTCTACGCGCGGGAAAATATGCTGATGGCGGCGATTGCGCGGCGGGACGGCGGGGATCTTCTCTTTGCCCAAATGGGGCGCATATGATCCCGATTCTGGAGAAGGCAATCGCTGCAATCTCGCCGCAGTGGGCGTGTGAACGTGCATTTTACACCGAAAACCTGCGCGCCTATGAGGCGGGCGAGGTCACACGATTTAATGACGGATGGGTGCCGATCAACGAGGACACAGAGAACGCAGACAAGCCGCAGCGTGATCTTATCAAGGCGCGAGCGAGGTATCTTGAGCGCAACAGTGACATTGCAGGCGCTGCCGTCGGCGGCATCGTGCGCAATGTCGTCGGCACAGGCATCAAGCCGCAGGCGCGCACAGGCAATGAGGAACTGAACCGACGCATTGAAGCACTATGGCGGGAATGGACGACGGCGGAGAACTGTGACATCACAGGACAGCAGAACTTCGCTGAGCTGCAAGCGATGCTCCTACGCAGAAAAATCGTTGACGGGGAAATCCTCGTCAAGAAAGTTGTCACGCGCAAGGGGCGGCATCCGCTTAAACTACAGATCATCAAGTCTGACCTTCTCAGCAGTTTCATGCTCTACGCGCCCAAAACAAGCAATATCATTCGGTCGGGCATTGAGTTGAACGACCATCTGCGACCGCTTGCATATTGGATTGACCGTAAAAGCCCTGACGGATATGTGGAATACAACCCAGACCGCATTCCCGCCGAGCAAATCATCCACCTATGGACGCGGGCGCAGCCCGATCAGATACGCGGCATCTCCGACCTTGCCCCAATTATCAAGCGGCTCAAGGACACGCAAGACTATCTCGATGCGGAAACACTCACCGCACGAATTGCGGCGTGCTTCTCTGTGTTTATCACAACACAATCAGGCGCAGCGGGGGCAGTTGGGCGTATTGGGACGGGGGTAAAAGACCCCGAAGGAAAGAAACTGAAGTCAATACGTCCGGGCATGGTGCAATATCTCGCACCGGGGGAGAGCGTCGAGACGGCGAACCCGTCGCGCGGACTTGCCAACGCACGGGATTACGTCGCAATACAGGAACGACTTGCGGGCGCAGGGTTGGGGCTTTCCTATGAGCTCATGAGCCGAGACTTCAACACGTCGAGTTTTTCGAGCGCACGGCAGGGGATGCTTGAGGATCGTAAGACCTTCGAACCAATGCAGGAGTTCATGGCGGCGCATCTGTGCGCACCGATCTATCGCGAATGGATGGATCTCTGTGTGATGGCGGGGAGCCTTGAGATTCCCGATTATTTCGAGCACAGGGAGACATATCAGGCGGTTGAGTGGGTTACGCCCGGCTGGGCATGGATTGACCCCCAAAAGGAAGTGCAGGCAGATATCGCAGCAATCCAAAACGGCGGCAAGACACTCGCGCAGTGGTGCGCCGAACGCGGATATGACTGGCGCGAACAACTTGAGCAGATGGCGCTTGAGAAGGAGACTGCCGAGGCGATGGGGCTGAAACTCTCGGTGCATACGCCAATCACGGTGCAGGCAGCGCAGAGTAATCATATTTCGCAGATGAATGACGAAAAGGAGGATGAAAATGGCAGTAAGGAACAAGAATGAGCCGCAGCGACGCACAGCGTACACGGGAGTGATTCTATGCCGCACGGATGAGGCGGATGAGGACACCCGCCAAGCAGAACTCTCGCTTTCGAGCGAAGAGCCGTGCCGCCGATGGTTCGGCGATGAAATCCTCTCGCACGATGCGGGAGCGATTGACCTCAGCCGATTGAAGGAGATCGGCGTTGTGCTCTTCAACCACAACCGTGACCGCGTGATCGGGCGCGTGCTCTCTGTTCGACTGGATGAAGTTACCCGTAAACTGCGCGCGGTGATTCAGTTCGACGAGGACGAGGAGAGCGAATGCGTATATCAGAAAGTGCGGTCAGGGACGCTCAAGGGCGTATCGGTCGGCTATACGGTCGATGTATGGGAGGAAGTCAAAGCGGGCGCAACAAGCACGAACGGACGATTTACGGGTCCGTGTGAAGTTGCGACGAGGTGGACACCGTACGAACTTTCAATTGTGTCGGTACCTGCCGACGCAACCGTAGGAATTGGACGTAGTTATTCAGAGAATGGAGATGGAACAATGGACGAACAGAACAAGGACAATGGAGTTAAGGCGCAGGATCCCGTGACGGTAACGCAGGATACGGGCATGCAGTCGGATACGGAGGCGGCGCGTCAGGCGGCAATCGCCGAAGAGCGTGCCCGTGTGCGCGAGATCGGGACGATGTGTCGTCAGTTCGGCGTGGATGATACGCAGTACATTGATGGTGGCATGAGCGTCGGAGATGTGCGTGCAGCAATCCTCGCGAAGCTCGCCGCTGAACGCACGGCTCAGACGGTGACGGTGCAGGTGGATGAGATGGACAAGTTCCGCGCGGCGGCGACGGATGGACTTGCTCTGCGCGCAGGCCTCACTGTCGAGAACAAGGCGGTGGGTGCAGATGAGTATCGCGGGAAGCGTATGATTCGTCTTGCTGCCGAGTGCGTGGAGCGTGAGCAGGGCAAGAATACGCGCGCGATGGACGATGAGATGATCGTCCGCGAGGCTCTGACAGGGACGGGAGCATTTCCAGGCATTCTTTCCAATGTCGCACACAAAAGCATGGCGCAGGCGTACCAGACCGCGCCGACAACGTATCAGCTCTGGACGGCGCAGGGGAGCAATTCGGACTTCAAGGACGCGGTGCGCTACCGACTGAGCGAGGCGGATACGCTCGAAAAGCTGAACGAGAGCGGCGAGTTCAAGGCGAGCGGCGTCACAGAGAGCATGGCAAAGACAAGCGTCGCGACCTACGGGCGTATGTTCTCGATCACGCGCCAGGCGATTATCAACGACGACATGGGCGCACTGCAGCAGCTCCCCGCAATCTACGGAGCGGCGGCGCGGCGCATGATCAACAAGATGGTCTATAAGATGCTCAAGGCGAACCCGACCATCGAGGGCGATCCGCTCTTCAGCAACAACCACAACACGCTCCATGCGGTGGACATCTCCATCGAGGGGCTTGCCAAGATGAAGGCGGCGATGGCAAAGCAGAAGAACATCGCAGGTCTCGAATACCTCAACATTCAGCCTGCGTTCCTTATTTGCCCCGTCGAACTCGAGGTACAGGCGGCGCAGCTCATCAGCTCGGTGGTTGACCCGACGAAGGCGAACGCAACGCCGAACCCGTTTGCGAACAAGATGACGGTCATCTCGGAGCCGGAGCTTGAGGATGCAAAGGTGTTCTACCTTGCGGCGGCTGCGGGCGTTGCACCGACGATTGAGGTCACGAGCCTCAACGGTAACCTCACGCCGACGATGGAGCGTGCGGAGCAGTTCGATACGCTTGGTATCAAGTGGCGTATCTACATGGACGTGGGTGTCAACCTGCTCGACTATCGCGGCATCGCAAAGAGCACAGGAAAATAAGGAGGAATTAAGTCATGGCAGAAGTAGTAAAAGCAACGTACGTTCAGCGTGGGGATAACATCGATTATACGCCAACAAAGAAGATCGCCTATATGGAGGTTGTACCGCTCGCGGCACGGATTGGTGTCGCGCTCTCG